TCCTGGTGCAAAGTTTATGCCCCAAATGAGAAATAAGTATTGGGACGGTACAATAAGATTGTTGAGTGTACATACTGGAGAAATATACACAGGTCTTTTAGATAAAGTTATTTCAAAATTAAAAATTCATAATTATACATATGAGTTTAGAGATAATAAGTATTATGGTCTTCCTTTTGAAGTAAACGAAGAAATTTCAATAGAAGGCGTTAAAGATTATTTAAACTGTATTTGTAAGCATACTCCTAGAGATTATCAAATAGAGGGAGTATATGGTGCATTACGGCATAATCGAAAGTTATTGATAAGTCCAACTGCATCAGGAAAAAGTCTGATGATTTATGGGATCGTGCGGTATTATGCGGATAAAGGGCAAAAAATTCTTTTAGTTGTTCCAACGACCAGTCTTGTAGAGCAAATGGTTGGTGATTTTTGTGATTATGGGTGGGATGCTGATTCATATTGTTATAAAATTTATGGAGGAAGAGAAAGGTTAAATGATTATCCAGTTACTGTAACTACTTGGCAATCTATTTACAGATTAGAAAAATCTTTCTTTGAGAATTTTAATGTTGTGATTGGAGATGAGGCACACTTATTTAAAAGTAAGTCGTTAATATCCATTATGACAAAATTGCATCATGCAAAATATAGATTTGGTTTTACTGGGACTTTAGATGGAACACAGACTCATAAGTGGGTATTAGAGGGAGTTTTTGGACCATCATACAATGTAACAAAAACCTCAGAGTTAATGGAAAAAGGACATTTATCAAAACTTGATATTAGATGTTTAGTATTAAAACATAATCCTAAAAAATTTGATACTTTTGAAGATGAAACTCAATTTATTATTACTAATGATAAAAGAAATAATTTTATTAAAAATTTAGTTTTAAATTTGAAAGGAAATAGTTTAGTTCTTTTTTCTAGAATAGAAACTCATGGGTTACCTCTTTATGAATTGATAAATAATAACAAGAACAAAGATCAAAAAGTTTTCTTTGTTCATGGTGGAGTAGACACTGTAGAAAGAGAAAAAGTAAGAGAAATTACTGAAAGAGAGAATAATGCAATTATTATTGCTTCTTATGGAGTATTTTCTACAGGGATTAATATTAAAAATTTACATAATGTTATTTTTGCATCACCAAGTAAATCTAGGATTAGAAATTTGCAATCAATAGGTAGAGTCTTAAGGAAAAATATTAATAAAAATAAAGCTACATTATATGATATTGCAGATGACTGTACATATAATTATAAAAAAAATTATACACTAAATCATTTTATAGAGAGAATTAAAATCTATAATGAAGAAAAATTTAATTATGATATTATAAACGTTAATTTAAAATAATAATGGAAGAAGATTTTTATGCAACATTAAAATTAAAGACAGGAGAAGAAATCTTTTGTAAAGTATCTTCGATGGAAGAATCTGAAGATATCATGCTTTTGATTTTAAATCCAATTGTAATTTCTGAAATAAAGACAAGATCTGGAAATAATACCTATAAGATAGAACCTTGGTTAAAAACAACAACTGAAGATATGTTTATTATTAATATGAATGATGTATTAACAATTAGTGAATCTTCAGATGTTGAAATGATAATGATGCATCAAAGTTATATTCGTCAGTTAACAAAAAAAGATAAGAGTTCTAAGATAAATCATAGAATGGGATATATCTCTAGTGTTAATGAAGCTAAGAAATTTCTAGAAAAGCTTTATAAAAATAGCTAATTAATAATTATTAACCTCGACAAAGGTAATTATATTGGTATTTGAATGACTTGTCAAGTATTATTTTTTGTGTTAATATGAATACATAGTTATAACAATTAATTATGCTTACTACAGCAATCATGACCAGAACAAAAAGACCAGATCATTATGTAAATAATAAACAGTTTCTTGCTGCTTTAATTAAGTATTGCGAAGATGTTGAAATAGCAAAAATACAGGGCAATCCAAAACCACAAATTCCTCGTTATATTGGAGAATGTTTTCTTAAAATTGCTAATCACCTTTCATTCAAACCAAACTTTGTGAACTATATGTTCAAGGAAGATATGATTTCTGACGGGATTGAAAATTGTGTTCAATATATTCATAATTTTAATCCAGAAAAATCTCAGAATCCTTTTGCATATTTCACTCAGATCATTCATTATGCTTTTCTTCGCCGTATTCAAAAAGAAAAACGTCAATTAGAAATTAAAAATAAAATTCTTGAACGCTCCGGATATTCTGAAGTATTTGAAGATAATGCTATTGACGGTTCTAATTACAGCGACTATAATAGCATTAAAGATAATATTCACAGTAAACTTCGTTATTGAATGAAAGTTGCAATTATTACCGATCAACACTTTGGAGCAAGGAAGAATTCTAAACTCTTTCATGATTATTTTCTAAAGTTCTATAATGATGTATTTTTCCCAACGCTCGAAGAGTATGGGATTACTACTGTTGTAGATATGGGAGATACTTTTGATAGTCGTAAAGGAATTGATTTCTCAGCTTTATCGTGGGCAAAAAATAATTATTATGATCGCCTCCAAGAAATGGGAGTTAATGTTCATACTATTGTTGGTAATCATACTGCTTACTATAAAAATACTAATCAAGTAAATGCGGTCGATTTGCTTTTGCGCGAATATAATAATGTAACTGTATATTCAGAACCAACTGAAGTTTTATTAGATAAATTACTTGTACTTTTTATACCTTGGATCAATCAAGAAAATGAAGAAAAAACTTTTAAACTTATTGAAAACACAACTTGCAAGTGTGCGATGGGGCACCTTGAACTCCAAGGATTTAGAGTTAATAAACAAATCATCATGGAGCATGGTTTGGAGAGCAAATTATTTGGTAAGTTCGAAATTGTCTTCTCGGGTCACTATCACACTAGATCGAATAACGGAACAGTCTTCTACTTAGGGAATCCTTATGAAATGTTTTGGGCAGATGTTGGAGATACTAGAGGATTTCACATCTTTGACACTGATACTCAAGAGTTAACTTCAATTAATAATCCTTTCAGATTATTTTATAACATATACTATGAAGATACTAATTATCAAACTTTTGATGCTCGTGAATATGAGAATAAAATTGTAAAAATTATTGTTCGCAAAAAAACAAATACTAAAAAGTTTGAAAAGTTTATTGATAAATTATATGCAGTAGGAGTTGCTGAATTAAAAATTGTAGAAAATTTTGCAATTCAAGAATCTGAAGATTTTGAAATATTTGAATCAGAAGATACACTTTCAATCTTGAATAGATATATTGAGGAGGCAGAAATAAATCTTGATAAATCAATTGTACAAAAAGTAATTCAAGAAATTTATCAGGAAGCATGTGAAATGATTTAAAATGTTTATTTTAACAATTAATGGTAGGGAATCTGAAGGTGCTTATTCTGTAATAGATGATGAAGGTGAAAAAATTTTATATTTATTTGAAGATGAAGATGATGCTATTAGACATGCTATGTTACTTGAACAAAATGAATATCCAGAAATGCATGTAATTGAAGTTGATGATAATTATATAATTAAAGTATGTGAGTCCTATGGACATATGTACACTATTATTACTCCAAATGACATTGTGATTCCTCCAGAAATTAGAAATGATTATATTTAAAACTATAAAATGGCGCAACTTCTTAAGTACTGGCAATCAATACACTGAAGTTGATTTTACAAAAAATAAAACAAATTTAATCCTTGGAACAAATGGTGCAGGAAAGTCCACTGTTCTAGATGCTCTTACCTTTTCTTTATTTGGAAAACCTTTTCGTAAGATTAATAAACCACAACTTATCAATTCTGTAAATGAAAAAGATTGTAAAGTTGAGGTTGAGTTTTCTATTGGAAACATAGAATGGAAAGTTGTAAGAGGAATTAAACCTGCCATTTTTGAAATTTGGAGAAATGATACTGCTTTAGATCAATCAGCAGCTGCACTAGACCAGCAAAAGTGGTTAGAACAGAATGTTCTTAAAATGAACTATAAATCTTTTACTCAAATTGTTATTTTGGGTTCTAGCACTTTTGTTCCCTTTATGCAACTTTCTGCTGCAAATCGTAGAGAAGTGATTGAGGATTTACTCGATATTAAAATCTTTTCTTCAATGAATACTCTAATTAAAGATAAAATTCGTTCTATGAAGGAAG